CAATATTATCAACATGATTCTCAAGAAGGTTGATGTACGCCATGGATGATGCAACACCTAATGCAGTGGATACACCTTCCTCTGCACCTTGAGTGATGAAATAAGTTGATGTAAGTGCCGCGCCATAAGCGAGAGTTGTTCGGTTAATTTTACTTTTAAGTTTTTCGTAGTCTGTTTTGGGGGCACTAGCTTTGACGACATGATTATGAATAGCCCAAGCGATACTCATTAAATCTTAAAAGATTCTATTCTTTAAAAGTTTAAAGGTTTGACTATTGGATAATATAATGTCTTTAACGAAAGGTTGGTGTAAAAATACGGTCACGTGGGATGATATGATTGAAACATATAACACTGCAATTGAAGAGGGTGGTGAAATTAAAGCTAATTTACCTGGATTTTTTGTTTGTCATAACGCACACAAAATAGAAAAAGTTAGAGAAGCAATGGAAATGCTTGGTGTAACTGACGCTCATGCATATTTCAACATTTCACATAGAGGAAAAACATTTGGGGAGCACTATGATGACATAGATGTATTTTACTGGCAATGCATTGGTAAAGTAAAAGTGATAGTGGATGGTAATAAAGAATTTATACTGGAACCCGGAGATATGATCAAACTACCGAAATATATTCATCACCATGTAATACCATTAACTCCACGAGTTGGTATTTCTATGAGTGGTAGTAAAGTAAATAAAGATTAGAAACTAAAGTAAAGTATAAATGAGCCTTCGTGTTAAGAAACTCTCATATGATGCTATTATTCCAACTCGTGGTTCTGGTGGTGCTGTTGGATACGATATTTACAGCGCTGATGAGGTTCTTATCCCTCCTACACACCGTGCTCTTGTTGGATCGGGTGTAGCCATTGTTCTACCACCAGGTGTATACGGACGTGTGGCGCCACGATCTGGTCTTGCTGTGAAAAATGGTATCCAAGTTGGGGCGGGTGTCATTGACCCAGATTATACGGGTGAAGTCAAGGTTGTTCTTTTCAATCACGGTCACGCCGATTTTCAGGTAAACAAAGGTGATCGTATCGCACAACTTGTTCTTGAGAAGTGCGATACACCAGAAGTGGTGGAAATCGGTCTCCTTGAGGAGACTGATAGAGGTTCGGGTGGATTTGGCTCAACAGGCGCTTAAGTCATAATTTTAATAACAAAAAGTAAGAATCTCTCACGATGCTCGCAAGCCTCAGTTTATCCACCACCACCATTCAACACCTCAAAAAGATTGAATACACAGGTGCTCGTGTAAAACACATGACCTTATATGAAAATGGTGGTAAAATATTAGACGTTTCATCACCAAGTTTTCAGGAATTAAGAAAAACAATTTTCCGGGGTATTGAAACACCAGAATTATTATCCGGATCTTTTTCGTGTGTAAGTGATAAATCAAACAAAGGACCATCTTTCAGAAAGTATGAAGACTTTTGTGCGTGGATGTGTCCCGATAACTATGAATATGAAGATGGGGAGAGTATATCGTTATACATCAGAAATTCGAGTGCTAACGAAATCATGAAGGATGTTTTGAAAGCCTTGGATCAACGTCTGTTTAAGTTTGGGTGTCATATTGGTATAGTATTAAATGATGAGAGTGAGCTGTGTATCAAAGTCGGCGCCTAAGTTAGCTCTAATTCTTAATAAATCAAGTACAAAAAATGGATCGTCATCACCTGCTATCCCTGTTGGATAAGATACAAGAAAAGTATAAAATCCAAGATGGAGAGTACAAAGAATTCGCAGAAGCCATTGGAGGCACAAAGAAACCTTTTGAAATTAAAGAAGGTGACATCGTAAAAATTAGTTATGATCACGTTGAAACGGAAGTAGAATTTTGCGACGATGAGTTTTATCCAAAACTTCATATAACAAATAAGTGTTCTCGTATTTGGAAAGTTATCGCCAATGAAAATAATTACCATGGAGGTGATATGCTTACATCTAAATACTTAAACAGGGCTGATATGCACATGGACGCGATGAATAAAATTGTGAAAGACCACTCACAGGGTAATTTCACAATGATATCGATAAATTCGGATACTAATCGCAAATATTGTTTTCGCGTTTCGGAAATAGAAGTAATCAATTAAAACTTTTTGTAATTATCACAAAACCACATATTTTCTTCGGTTGGCATAAATAAGATACCCTTGCGCATAGTCATAAAAAGTTTAGCGTGGTTGATGTCTGTGTATGACCACAAAAGCCATCTTTCCCAGTAACCCGCGCGAAATTCGTCGTCCCAGTCTTCCTCTGTGCTGGTATCAACGTGTAACATGCCTCGTTGTATCTCCTGTGGATCAGTTTCAATTCGCAACTCCTTTGGAATTATAGCCCCCTTTCTAAGGAGATGCGCTCGCATGAGTTTTGGATTTCCGTGTTCGGTAAAGTCTGGAGACCCGAGTGTTCCAAAATCAACAGCCCTTTTGTTTGGTAACATTACCCTGTATTTGTGGGTAACTGATGGGCTGGGTTTGAGAACAACATGCATCGGGCGCATGTGTTTTACCATAGTAATAACTTTACTTTTTAACTTCATGCTTGAGGATAACAAACTTGAGATCCGCCTTTTTCACTTGACCGCGAGTGAAAGGATTCTTAAACAACACCATATTACCATTGGCGTTGAGAGCTTTAGTCATAGACATACGCGCAAGTTGTCGGAAAGATTCGGGGGACAAGTACAACTTGTTAATCTTCACAGCCTTATCACCACTCTTGAAGTTTTCATACTTGATTGGATCAGATGGGAGATTATTCACACTCATCTTTTTCCATGTGATTTTCTTAGTCTTTGTGTTTTCATCCACGTTCTTCTTCATCTGTTTCTCATTTTTTATATAGTTGGATGTATTTGGTCTGTTATCGTTGTTAGCAAAGCTAAGACGACGACGCACTGGGCTATTCGTGTTTACTCTAAATGTCATCCGCGCGGTTCGCATACGCCTGAGATTGTTGGGATCAATCGCACGTGGTCTGATTTGACCGATGTTGTTTTCATTTGTATTTGAGTTAGAGTTGGCGAGACGCAATCCACGTGCGCCATTATAATTGTTTGTATTGTAATTGGGACTTTCCATCACGACCATATTATTATTGGCTGGGTCTCTCATGTTATAATTATTAAAGATTATAATTCTTATCTTATGAGGATATGAGGGATACAATTTTTGAATTGGATAATGTATTATCTAAAGATCAATGTAAGAAAATAATAGATTTATTTGAAAGTGACCCTAATATAGGACCTGGACATGTCTCTGGAGGTATTAGAAGGCCCGACGTTAAAACATCGATTGATCTACGTATCACAAGAGCCGATCCAACATGGAAAGATATTGATGCATTATTAGAAAATTCTTTGACGCAAATGATTAGCAAGTACAAACATCATTTACATGATGAATTCAAATGCTTTAGATTCAATGCATGGAGTAAAATTTTTGACAATCTGGAAGATACTGGTTATAATATACAGAGAACCGATCCGGGTGGTTTTTTTACATGGCACAATGATTACGAGCCCATGAAGAATAGAATTCTTACATTTATATGGTATTTGAATGATGTAAATCCTGAAGATGGGGGCTACACAGAATTTATAGATGGAAGACGAATACAACCTAAAGCTGGTAAGTTTATTATGTTTCCGGCGACATGGACATGTACTCATAGAGGTTTTACACTAAAGAAGGGTAAAAAGTACATTGTAACTGGATGGCTTTATTATAATTCTGATTAAATTAAAGAAATAACCATAAGAGAATTAAGACGATGGAATTCGTTTTTGTGATAAAAAATCAATTGGACCACGATATATGTGATAAAATTATTGAAATGTTTGAAAACGATCCAAGAAAACACCAAGGTAAAACATTAAGTGGTGTAAATACATCTATAAAAGATAGTATAGATTTATCTATTCCTGCGGTAATTGAAGATCAACAATTGGATGAAGAGTGGGTAAAAATTGATAGATTGTTATCAAAAAATCTAACACAAGGGATTTTAAAATATTTTCAACATCTAAAACGCGTTACAAATGGTTTATATGGATTAAACTGGCGGGGTATGGTTGACAAAGGATATACAGTTCAAAGAACGTCAAAAGGAGGTCACTATGTATGGCATAGTGACGAGGGTAATAAATACGATTATAGAGTATATGCGTTTATATGGTACCTAAATACATTAAAACCGGAAGACGGTGGTTGCACTGAATTTGCAAATGGTCTTCGCATTTACCCAGAAAAGGGGCAGTTATTACTTTTTCCCGCTACATGGCCTTATATACACAGGGGTGCGAATGTTTTGACTGATACAAACAAGTATATAATAACGGGATTTACAAATTATAAGGATGAGTAATAGAATATAAAGATTCTATGACATAAAAATATATGGATTTCATCTTAGAGATTGAAGATAATATTTCAAAGGAATTATGTGATCGCATTATTAAAAAGTTTAATGAAAATTCTAGTGTCCATAAAAAGGGCAAGATTGGTATCGAACCGGATAAAAAATGTAAAGATAACGGTACAGTCTTTTCTAAATGGAAAGATACTCGAGAGATGTTTATATCAAATCTACCAGATTGGCAGGATATAGATGAAGAACTTTCTAAGAGTTTAAAACGTGGAATTCATCAATATACCGAGACTCTCAGTGCTTTTCTCAAACCCATATACAATGATGATGAAAATTTACTTTTAAATTTAAATGCTATACACCTATTCTCCCTTCAAGATAAAGGGTATAATGTTCAACGTGTAATCAAGAATGATTCATGGCACCAAGATTCAAACCTAATGGAACGAAAAGTTTTAGTGGGTATATGGTATTTTAATACCATAGCTCCCGAAAATGGGGGAGCGACCGAATTTATAAACGGGAGAAAAGTACAACCAGTTGCTGGGAAATTAGTTTTATATCCCGCTTCTTGGCATCATATGCATAAAGGTTCATTATTCAAAAATACCGAAAAGTACATCTGCACAGTCTCGTTATATCCCGACGTTTAAAGATACGATTTTATATGTAACAAATGGATTCTAATCTTTTTTATGAAAAGGATAATGTGATTCCAGAATCACTCTGTAATGAAATTATTAGATTATTTGAAGAAGATGATAATAAGGAAGATGGTAAAGTTGATATCGCCGATGATACTCCGGATATAATATTAAAAAACTTCAAACAATCTATTGAACTTGGAATTACAAATGGTGGTAATAAATGGTTAGAGATTGATAAACTTTTACAGAATATAATTGAAAAAAATGAAATTGAATACATAGATTCTATCGGTAAAAATCTTAAAAGTAGAGGCATGGATAATGTGGTTCAGGACATGATATTTGAATCGATTTTTAATGAAATGTATGACATTGGCTATACTATATCACGGATTGATAAAGGTATGAGATATGAATGGCATGAAGATTCGGGTGGTATTTCATCCGGTTCGTTATTTGGATGTATAATATACTTAAATACATTACATGATCATGAAGGTGGAATGACTGAATTTATAAATGGTAAAACTGTACAACCTAAAGTAGGTAAGATACTATTCTTCCCAACTACCTGGTCAAATTTTCATAGAGGTTGTGAAGTAAAGGGGCGTTCTAAATATATTATTACAACGACTATTAGAAGAAAGTCATAACATAAAGCTTTATGGCGTGAGTATAATCATGAAGACATATACATCCCAAGACGGCATCACGATCAAAGTGGGTGAAAATGCTAAAGATAATGACGACTTGACAATGTCAAGTTATCCCAAAGAATGGTGGATGCACGCGGCTGGATGTCCGGGGTCGCATGTCATCATATGCCACGAAGGAGATACCATCCCCAAAGAAACGAAGAGAGACGCCGCAGTTCTCGCGATACACCACAGTAAAACCCCAAAGACAAAGATGTCACTCGTTGATATGGTTCGTGTGGAGCAAATACATAAATACGCAAACTCTAATCATGGCCAGGTACAACTCATTGGAGACTATGTGACTTTTACAATTTTTATGAATAAGGAGAGACCAAGGTTACAAAGACTTTTAGGTATAAAGATGTGACGCATAACTATTACAAATGTCTCTCAAGGAAACTGAACAAGTCACATCTCGTGAGACTCCCGATGATATGGAGAAGCGTCTGTTTAAAGCTAAGTTGGCTGCAATGGATAAGGCTATGAAAGGTGAAAAGATTCGTTACACATCCAACCGAGACCCCGAGAGATTTCTCTATTTCTTGGAGTCTCGCATGAAGATTTGGGAACAAGTCAAAGATGACACGTTCCACGGTAAGCGAATGTATGAAAAGACGAAGGAGATTGTTGATTCTCTTAGTTAAGACTTGAATAGTGTCCAGCAATGTAATACACATCCTCAAATCCCAATCTCTCCAATTTCTCTGCTGCAAATCTGGCCCGTTGTCCAGTGTTGCAGTAGACGAGCAAACCCTTCTTTGGAAGTCCCGCAGTTGTCTTCTTGTTTATTGTGTTCACTGGAATGTGAACTGCACCCTTGTAATGTCCAGCTCTATATTCTGCGATTGTACGAACGTCAATGACTTTCTTTATCTTCCCTGCGCGAATTAACTTATTGGCTTCTTTGGAACTTACGAGATTTCTGCCAGAAAAAGTATACACAGCGGCGGCGGCCACTGTTCCGATAATGATAGCTGGTAACATTTATTGTAAGCTCATATTTAATTTTTTTAGAACACTGCTAATATCAGAATTATTCATTAAACCACGGTTCTTAAGACTGTTCAGTA